AATCGGTGGGGGGATTTTTTACATCAAGGAGATTTATTATGGCAGCAGCAACAGCAGTAGTTTCCCGCAGGGGAAATGACCAGTTCCGAGGTCTTTTTTCGGACACTTGGTCTGTAACAGCAACACTAAACGCTTCATCTTTGATAGATGGCGCTGGTGAAACCAACACCATTGCCGTACCAGGTGTGGCTCTGGGCGACATTGTGTTGAGCGTAAGTATGGGTGTGGATGTCTCTGGCCTCTCCATCACGCCTTATGTTTCAGCGGCAAATGCAGTCTCTATTCGTTTCCAAAACGAAAGTACCGCTACTGTAGACTTGGCAAGCACTACAGTTCGGTGCGTGGTTGTTCGCTTAGTGTAATTAAAGAGGGGCTAATAACCCCTCTTTTTTTGGAGTTCTAGTATGGCAACTTTTAGATGTTTACAAAGCGGTAATACCGTTACCTTTACCTACCAGCACGATATTGACTCTATGCGTGGGCATCAGGGCTATGTTCTGGTTGATGATAAGGGTGAAGATGTAAGGGTTGAGGTTGAGAATAAGGTGCTTCCAATGACAGCACCAGTTCAAGTTAAGCGTATGGGTAGACCCCGTAAAGTAATGGCAACAGCGTAAATTTAAAAAAGGATTAAATCATGTACGGAAAAGCACCAAAAATGGGCAATTCAAAGATGCCTAAGAAGATGAAAGAAAAATCCATGCCCATGACTATCATGGTCGCGGTTAGTAAGCCAAAGAATGCGCCGGTTAGAGGTGAGCGCACAGCCACCAATATGATGAAGAAAGCAAGTCGGGGCAAGTAATGAAAAACAAGCCGCACTATTTGCCTGATGGGAAACCGTACAAAGGTGAAACACATAAATCTGGATCAACCTTAATGTCTGGTGCAAAGCACAGTGCAAGCAGTAAAGTTTTGACGCATACACCTACCAAGAAGGTAAAGAAAAAATGAAATCTGGACTTTATGCCAATATCAATGCCAAGCAAAAGCGTATCGCGGCTGGCTCTGGTGAGAAGATGAACAAAGTAGGCTCCAAGGCCGCACCTAGTGCTGCTGACTTCAAACAAGCGGCAAAGACTGCAAAGAAACCCAAAAAGGCAAAGTAGATGAAAACTCCTGCTTGGCAACGATCCGAGGGTAAAAACCCGAAAGGCGGGTTGAATGCCAAGGGGAGAGCATCCTATAATGCTTCAACTGGTGGTGATTTAAAGGCGCCAGTTAAGTCGGGGGATAACCCTCGCAGAGCAAGTTTCTTGGCGCGTATGGCTGGCAATGATGGCCCTGAGTACGACAAGAAAGGCGAACCGACAAGACTGCTTCTTTCGTTGAAGGCATGGGGTGCATCCTCAAAAGCTGACGCAAAGGTAAAAGCCAAGTCTATTTCAGAACGAAATAAGGCGAAGGCAAAATGAGAGCATTATCGGTTGGTGCAAATCTAACAGCAACAACAAACACTACCCTCTATACCGTACCTACGGGTTACTATGCAAGGGTAGTATTGCTTCGTGCCGCTAATGCAACTAGTTCAAACAAACACATTACTTTTGATTGGGTAGATACATCAGCATCTGCGACCTATTCACTGGTTTATCAAACGGCAGTTACTTCCAAAACAACTCAAGATTGGGGCGGTGTATCCTATTTTGTAATGGAACAAGGCGACATACATAAAGCAACATCAGAATCAGCATCCACCTTTGCTGTTGCAGTCACTATTGAAGAAGAAGGATTGACACGATCATGACCTACCTACAGCTTATCAACAACGTGCTGATTCGTTTGCGTGAAACGCAAGTATCGACCAACAATGAGACTACCTATTCTTCTTTGATTGGCCTATTTGTCAATGATGCTAAACGCCAGATTGAGGACACTTTTAGCTGGAACGTCTTAGGCCAAACTGTAACTATCACCACGGTATCAGCAACCTATCAATATTCAATGACTGGTGCTGGACAAAAGTTTCAAGTAAAAGACGCAATCAACACTACATCTAACATTGGTCTGGAAAACATCAGTTTTGTGGAAATGAACCGATACCAGAATCTTGTACCCACCACAAACGGTATTCCGCAGTATTACGCATTTGATGGAATAGACGCTAGTGGAGACACTAAGGTAACGCTCTACCCCCGTCCTGATGGGGTTTACAACATTCCATTTTCAGTAACAGTACCGCAAGCAGAATTGTCTTCAGACAGCACATCCGTGCTTGTCCCTGATTTCTTAGTGGTGCAGAACGCTTATGCCCGTGCTTTGGTAGAACGTGGTGAAGATGGTGGATTGAATAGTTCAGAGGCGTATCAACTATATAAAGGTATGCTTGCTGACCAGATTGCATTGGAGGGTACTCGATACCCCGAAAATCAGGAGTTTTTTGCGATATGAGCCAAGCACTGCAAACTGCCAGCGTTCAAGCACCAGGCTTCTTTGGGCTGAACACGCAAGACTCGCCTTTGGACTTGGCGGCTGGGTTTGCTTTGGTTGCCACTAACTGCATCATTGACCAGTACGGACGCATTGGCGCTAGGAATGGATGGTCTAGGATCAATGCAGCATCAGGAAACCTTGGTGCTAATGATGTTGGCGTTGTCCATGAGTTAGTGCAATCTGATGGAACTATTACTGTTCTATTCTCTGGTAACAACAAACTTTTTAAGTTAAGCACCACCAATACAGTTACTGAGTTGACGTATGGTGGCGGCGGCACTGCGCCTACGATTACCGCTAACAACTGGTCTTGCGCCTCGCTCAACGGCATCACTTACTTCTTTCAGACGGGCTACGATCCATTGATCTATGACCCAACGGTAAGCACAACGACATTCAGGCGCGTGAGTGAGAAAACTGGCTATGTTGGTACTGTTCCAAGCGGAGATATTGTTATTTCTGCATTTGGACGTTTGTGGGTTGCTAATACTGCGGGCGTAAAGAACACAGTCTTTTTTTCAGACTTACTCTCTGGTCATGTATGGTCAACGGGAACATCTGGTTCTTTGAATGTTGACAGGGTTTGGACTAATGGAGCAGATGAGATCACCGGCCTAGCAACTCATAACGGGTCGTTAATCATCTTTGGCAAACGTCAAATCTTGGTGTACGCAAATGCAACAACACCAGCCACAATGTCACTTAGTGACGCTGTTGGCGGTATTGGCTGCACTGGTAGGGACACAATCCAAAGCACGGGCAAAGACATCCTTTTCCTGTCTAACTCTGGCGTTAGATCGTTTGCCAGGACAATCATTGAGAAGTCGGCGCCACTAGGCGATCTATCAAAGAATGTTCGCAATGACTTGATAGCATCACTTGCCAGCGAAACTTTGGCTAACGTGAAATCAGTCTACTCTGAGAAGGAAGCGTTTTACTTACTTACCTTGCCAACAACAAAGCAAGTCTACTGCTTTGATACGCGAACGCAGTTGCAGGATGGATCGTTTAGGGTAACTGTCTGGGACTCCATCGAACCTACTGCTTTGCTCTATCGGCGCAATGGCGATCTGGTTATAGGTAAGAACGGTTACTTGGGTAAGTACGAGAACTTTCAGGATGACACCTCAACGTACCGTTTGCAGTATTACACCAATCAATCTGATATAGGTATGGCAAATGCCACTTCAGTATTGAAGAAGTTAAAGGCTGTTGTTATTGGCGGGTCGAACCAGTTTGTCACCATGAAGTGGGCCTTTGATTTCACGACAAACTATCTATCCAATAATGTTTCAATTCCAACGCAAGGCGTAAGCGAGTACGGGATTGCTGAATACGGAGCAAATGCCACTGTTGTCGCTCAATATTCTGATGGTGTTGCTTTACAAACTCTAGTCACGCAAGCAAGTGGCGCGGGTAAAATTGTCCAAACTGGTTACGAATCAACGATCAATGGTTTTGGACTTTCGATTCAGAAGATAGAAATCCAATTTAAGGATGGGAAGCAGACATGACAAATTACACACAGTCCACAAATTTTGCGACTAAAGACGCGCTTACGTCTGGCAATCCTCTAAAGATTGTCAAAGGAACGGAGATCAACACCGAGTTTGCCAATATTGCTATCGCGGTGGCAACCAAGGCAGACCTAGTTAGTCCTACGTTAATAACTCCTGCATTAGGAACGCCAACGAGTGGTGTCCTGACAAATTGCACGGGCTTGCCTATGACTACTGGAGTAACGGGTACTTTACCTGTTGCCAACGGTGGAACTGGAGTAACAACTTCTACAGGCTCTGGAAACAATGTTTTATCTACTAGTCCTACGCTAGTAACACCAATACTAGGTACACCTACATCAGGTGTACTTACCAACACTACGGGTTTACCCTTAACTACTGGCGTAACCGGCACACTCCCTGTTGCCAATGGAGGCACAGGGGTAACAAGTTCTACTGGTTCTGGAAACAATGTTTTGTCTACAAGCCCGACTTTGGTAACTCCTGTTTTAGGAACGCCTGTTTCTGGCACAGCTACCAATCTAACAGGCTTGCCACTTACCACTGGAGTTACAGGTACGCTACCAGTAGCTAATGGCGGCACTGGAGTTACTACTTCCACGGGTTCTGGAGACAATGTTTTGTCTACAAGCCCCACGCTGGTTACGCCTGCTTTGGGTACACCTTCATCGGGAACACTGACAAACTGCACATTTCCAACTTTAAACCAAAACACCACTGGAAGTGCGGCAACCTTAACCACGACAGTCAATTCTGGTGTTGTTGGCACTACACAATCTTTCGGCACAAGTAACACCACGATTGCTACGACAGCGTTCGTGCAGGCGGCGCTTGCGGCATTGCATCCAGTTGGTTCAATTTATACAGCTACTGTAGCCACTAACCCTGGCACTTTGCTTGGGTTTGGTACTTGGGCAACGTTTGGTTCTGGACGAATGTTAATTAGCCAAGATGCAACATATACGGCTGGGTCTACGGGCGGTTCTGCGACAACAACGTTAATTACCGCT